GTCAATGGTATCATCGCTGCCATTATAGGCATTGTCACTCGCCAGTTCACGAAACTCTATTCCTGTGCCATCTGATTTCACAATAGGCACAGTATTTTCATTTCCTACATATTCGTTCGGGGTATCGGATAAATCAACAAAGCCTATTTGACCTCCTATGCCAAAAACAGCATATAGTTCATTAAAGTTTTCATTTACTTTTCTAAAGCTTTCGCGAATACTATCGCCGGTTCCATCATTGCCTTCAACACCGATATCGATCAACTGTTTTGCCATACTCTCTACACCTGTTTAACTTATTTATGCTCTGCGGGCCATCATGTTCCGCACGGCAGATTCCATCTGGTCAACCTGAGTTGCCAAACGTGATGTTTTTTTCTCTAGGATATTGTTTTGCTGCCTTAAAGTTTTTATTTGTTCTTCTAAACTGGCAACATATTTTTGACTGGGTACGTGTTTTTCCAGCCCCGATTCGTCTAGAAAACTATACGAATCCATGCCTTGTGCCCGCAAGCCGCCTGTAACTCTTGCTGGATTTTTTTGATTTGATGATGTTTTTTGGCTTTTGCCATACATTCTGCTTAAATAACTCATATAGTATTT